CGTTGTCCCGCTTTTCATCGTGATCGTCGATGAAGTTTGATCATTCGCCGCCGAAGTTGTAACAGATAAAGTAATACCTTTGATCGCGTCCGCCGTTATTGTGGCAGCTTGCGTCGCGGTCGTGCCGGTAATACTTATATTACTTATACTGGTTGTCCCTCTACGCAAATTAATTGTTGACGTGGTCTGATTGTTTGATGTGCTGCTCGATACTGTAAGATTAATATTGCCGATTTCTGTAGTTATAGCGGTATTCATTTGCGCCGTGGTACTGTACGCCGTCAATACTACTTTATTAGCGTTAATCATTACCGAAGAACCCGCGCTATTGACCGAGGCGACGATACTTGCGGCATTGACTGTCCCTGAACTTCCGATATTTGTAACAATCATTTCCGCCTGAGCCGAGGCGGCGTCAGCCGTTAATTTGATCGCCGCCATACTCGTATTGATAGTTGAAACAACGCCGTCCGTATAACTTCGCGTATATGTTGCCGCAAGATCGACGGCGGCTTGTTTCGCGTCCGCGATCTGGTTTACAAGTGTCCCGCTTTGTACCGATACTTCATAATTTGTTACGCCCATTTTGCTTAATACTTTTGCGCTTAAATCGGCGGTATATTGGGTAGAAGTGAGGATCGCCGCTTGTTGGGCGTTTGATATAGCTTGCGTTAATGTTTTGCTTTCGACAGTTAAGCGGAGGTCTACCGCCTGTATTTCGCCCTCTATATTTAGTAAATCAGTATAAATACCATTAATTTGCCCTGTAATGCTTAAATTCTGCTGGAGCGTGAAATTTGTCGATTCGGTGATCGCGGCTTGTTTTGCGTCGGCGATTTCCGTACGCAATGTAGTTGAGGTCGTAACTATTTGGTTTGATATTGTGGTTATACTGCCGTTAATAGTTACTAATCCGTCCGCTAACCCTAAAACGTTATTTTCGGTAATTGTTATTCGCTCGTCGTAACCTTCCGCTTTTTCAATCGCTTGTTCCGCTTTTTTAACTGCGTCTTCGGCCTTTGAAGCGACAGAATCAACACGTTTCGCGGCATTTTCGGCGGCTTTAATAGCGTCGTCGATTCTTTCAAAAGATTCGAGTATATCCGGAACATAATCGCCGACGTCAACCGATACTTCAAACGGATTATACGGGTTATATTCGATTGCAATTATACGTGTATTCGCGTTTATTCCGAGCGGCGTGAATACGATATGAACGTTATCCCCGGCATTTAAGATTGTTTTGCGTCCGAGCGTGATATTATATGACGTTGTTCTTTCGCGCACGTCACGGTTAATAGCAACATGCGTCACGTTGTCGGTACCCATTAAATCAATATACGATGTGCTCCCGCGGTGTGTGCGTATATTAATAGCGTTACCGTCGTATTCAATTTCTCCGCCCGCCAGCGTCGCGACAGTAAATAATATCGCGCGTCGGCTTGCGGGATCATTTATAAAAATTTCTGTTGTATTTGAAGGTTCTACAACTCCGACCGTGAACGGGGTACCGGCGAGCGCGGCGGCCAAAAGCTGCGCGGGCGTGCCGGTCATTATAAATTCTTCAAGTTTATATTCTTCGTCGTTAAGTATGTAAGAAATATGTTCACACTCAACTGTACAAATAGGGCTTTGACCGTCCGTGTCTTTTTGATAGCTTGAAATATAAAAAAGCTGTCCTTCGTAAAGAACGTTCGTAGAGTCGTTAATATACGGCACGTCGGCGGCGGTAAGGGTTAAACTTAATGTTAACTCACTGTTAAGCCCGTCGCGCAAGCGTGCAGTTATAAGCTCATCTACAGGGCGAGAAGAACCGCCGTTAATTAAATAAATTTTACTCATACGGCGGTCACTCCTACTACTCGGGCGCGGTTTATTTTCGTATTATATTGTATACGCGAAACTATTTGTGTTATCTTTTGTCCGCCGAGCGATACCGGCGTGATCAAATTAAACATACGTTCACCGTCACCGTCTAAAGTATGCTTGTAAGCTGCGTTAATCGATGTATCAAATTCGGTCGGGATAGCGCTTTGCATTTCTTTTGATACATTTTTCATTTCATCCGCAAAGCCCTCCCCGATACCTTCCGCGAGAAATTTTCCGATTTCGTCTTTGAATAACTTCGAGGGAGATTTTATCCCAAAGAAATTTTTAATTCCGTCGACAATTCCGCCAAAAAATCCGCTTATTTTTTCCCATAACCAATCGCCAGCGTCAGAAATGCCTTGCCATAAGCCCTTTATGAGGTTTAGCCCGGCTTCGGCTATGTCGTCCTTTTTCGAGATAATTTTATCGTATATGCCTTTAACAATTTTTGGGATCGCAAGTACGACTTCAGAAATTATTTTTGGCGTATTTTCGACTAAAGCGACTAATAATTTTATACCCGCCTCAATAATTAAAGGCGTGTTTTCAATACAGGCGTCGATTAAACCGTCGATAATTTCTGGAATGGCTACAACTATAGTTTCTATAATTTCGGGCAAAGATTCGACTAAAGATTCAAGCAATTGGACACCTGTGTCAATGATCAGGGGTATGCTCTCCAGGAAAAAATTTACAATTCCGTCAATAATTTCGGGTAAAGCCGAGATCAATTTTGGCAGTGAGTCGATCAAGCCGTCGGCTAATGCGAGAACGATTTTTAAAGCGGCCTCTAAAATTTCGGGAAGTTCGTTTATTAATCCGGTGGTTATCGTTAAAACCGCCTCGACGGCGGCGGGGATAAGTTTAGGCAAAGATTCGGATAATCCCTCGGCTAAAGAAAGAATCAACTCGACTCCGCAAGCTAAAATTTCCGGAAGCGAATTTAAAATTGTTTCGACAACGGACATTAATATTGTTGTGACGGTTACGAGCAATTCGGGCAGCATATTACTTACAGTTGAAATTATTTCCGGTAGATTTTCTGAAATTGTCGCTGTGATCATCGGCAAGGAATTTCCGACGGATTCAAGAACGCTTTCAAATATCGTGGAAACAACTTTTATTATTTCGGGGATTTGCTCTGATACATTTTCAATTGTAGAAGTGATACTTTCGGTTAATTTCGCGATCAATTCGCTGCCTATGTCTTCGCCGTTTATTGCGGCAGTTGCGAGCTTTGTAAAGTTTTGTATTATTTCCGCCGAGCCGCTGTAATATGCCGATAAAGCGCCCGTCGCGATTGTCCCGAGATTATTTTTTGCCGCCTCAGTGCTTGCGGTCAATCGTTTCATCCCGTCGGCAACTTCATTCAATGAGGTTAAAGTTTCTTCGGATAAAACCGCCCCCGCGCCTTTGGCCTCTTCCATAAATTCATTGAGACCTTCGGACCCTAATTCCATGAGCGGCTTTAAGGCTTGTCCGCTCTTGCCGAGGATTTGCATAGCTATAACGTCGCGTTCGGTTTCGTTTTCTACTTTACCGAGCGCGTCGATAATTTCCCAGTATACGGTTTCGCTGTCGCGTAAATTTCCTTCACTGTCACGAACGGCGACGCCCAATTTTTGATATGCTTTTGTAATATCATTCATTTTGGGTTCTACCGCTACCGAGGCCGCCTCAACTTCCGAATTGGCTTGAGCAAGATTGTTTTGGGCTTTTTGTAAAGCCAAAGCCGCTTGCTGCGCTTTTTCCGATCCTTCGCCGTTCTTTCCGAGGGAGTCGTTGTATTTAACCTGAGCGGCTTCGACGGATAACGCGGCGCTCGTTACGCCTCTTTGAGCTTTTTCCAAAGCGGCCGCCGCTTGAATAGCCTCTTTTGAGTCCTCGCCGTTCTTTGCGACTGCTTCGTTATACTTTGTTTGAGCGGCGGAAACTGCGCTCGCGGCGTTTGCGGCGCCGATTTGCGCTTTTTCCAACGCAAGCGCCGCTTGTTGTGCCTCCGCCGTGCTGCCGCCGTCTTTCATAGCTTCGTTGTATTTTAATTGAGCGGCTTCAACGGCAAGCGCGGCGTTCGCGGCTTTGGTTTGCGCTTTGGATAATTTATCAAGATCAACTTCCGCTGCTTCGGCAACATCGCCCACACTTGCCATTGATTTAATTTGCTTTGTCATTGAGCCGGTAAGGGTTTCCATAGGCACGTTGACAAGATCGGCGGCGTACGCGTAAGCCTGGAGCGTATCGGTAGATATTCCGGTGGTCGTCGATAATGTCAGCATGTCGTCGGCATAATGCGCCGCTCCTACGCCCATATCGACAATAGCTTTCCCCGCTCCGATCGCCGCCGCACTTACAGCGCCAACCGCCGTTAAAGCGACTTCACAAGCTACTTTTAAAGCTGAACCGAGAATAGAGCCAAAATTATTAAATTTATCGCCCGCATTATCCGCGGATTTACCCGAATTTTCAACCTCGTTTTTTAGTTTGTTGACGTCACTGCTTGCGTTTTCCGATTCGCTTCCAAAATCTTTGACAGCTTTTTCGGCCTTGTTTAACTCGCCTTGAGCGGTTGCAACAGAACGTTGAAATTCTCGGTAAGTTTCCTCGCCGATTTCACCGTTTTTAAATTGTTGTTCAACTTGCCCTTGAGCTTCTTTCAGCTTGTCAAGCTTGCTCGCGGCCGTTTCGACCGCTTTCCCGAGAAGTTCCTGCTTCTGCGCAAGCATTTCAACGTTTGTGGGATCAAGCTTTAAAGCCGCTTCGACGGCCTTTAACTCTTTTGTTATAGACGCGCTTTCTTTGTTTACGCCCTGTAAAGCTTTATCAAGCCCGCCGGTTTCGCCGCCGATTTCAACGGTGATCCCTTTTATATTTCCCGCCATACATTAAACTCCCTTCCCGGTTTTTTCCCGTAATGCTTTTTTGTCCGGCTCCGTCTGCTCAAGAATATAACAACTTTGTAAATATTCCCGGCCTTTTTCACTTTTCGAAAGATTTGTAATTACAGCGTCGCGCAATAACAAAAGATAATCATAATAACATAATTCTCCTACTTCTGTTATTGGCAGTCCCGCATAATCAGCAACCCACTTTTCGGCGCGTGTCGTAACTTCGTAAAACTCCTCATCATCCTCGCCGCTATCAGGACAATAAGGGATTTTTAGTTTGGGAAATTTTTTAAATCCGTTGCGAATTTTGTATACTCCATAATAATTTCAACGGCGGTCAATATGTCTATTTCTTCGACTTCCTCTCTGGAAATAACAATCCCCGCCGAATTTGAATTTAATATGATTTGACACACGCTATAAAATTCTTTGATTTTACTTTCTGTGTCTAATATATCAATTTCCGCGCCGATTTCTGTGATTTTTTCAATCATTGATTTTGACATCGGTAAAAGTTCAAGCTTAACGCCGTCTTTTATTATTCCGCTGTCATAAGTCGGCTTTTTTCGCGTAATAGTAAGCATTTTTACTCACCCGATCCGCCGATGATTTCTTCTTCGTAAATGATCAACGTCCCGTCCGGTTGCGGCATTGCCTGAAATTCGGCGTTTATGACGGTTTCTTTATCCTTCGCGAATACCAATGTCAGACCGGCCTGATTCGTTCCGACGATCGTGACGCGGCAATCGCCGTCTTTGGGGTCTAAATGATGAAAACGGACTAAATAATTTTTGCCGTTTTGATTTTGTATTCCCCCGATACGTACTGTTCGTTTCTTGCCGGATTCGGACACGCGCGCGGTAGACGACAATTTCTCAAGCGTTCTGCCGTTCCATGTCATGATCCCGGTTTTAATTTTCGCGGTTTCTTCGGTGAGTATGTTTTTCGTTCTTTTGCCGCTGTCGTCAATCGCGGTGTATTTGGAGGCGGAATATTCAAGACTTGCGCCGCCTTTGATAGCCCCGATTAAATTCTCAGGAGTTTCAATAATGTCGTCAAGCGGTATATTTCCCGTATATTCGGTAACATAAAGATTCCCGCTGCCCAAAACGATTCTATCCATGATTTTATGCCCTCTCTTTTTTAAGTTTTATTTTAAATTCATAAGTGATTCGGAAAACTTCATCAGCCTCGTTATATTCTTCGGTTTTGTCAAATTCATTTTCCGATAACTCCGATTCGATGAGCGCTTCAAGCTCAAAATCTTTAACAACCGTATATAATTCAATAACGACGGTTGTTTCGTATACAGCGTTATACCCGTCCGGGCCGGAATGATGTTCGCGCTCGAAATAATAAGTGATAAATGGAGGCGGTTTAATTTCTTTTGCTTTGTATAGCCTGTATGTAAAAGGCAACTTAGTATTTTCAAGCGCCGCGACGATCATATTGTTAAGCTCAGACATTTTATCAACCTCCGCTTAAAGCTTTTTCGCAAAGCTCCGGGAGTCGGCGCTCTGCAAGCTCCGCCCCGTATTTGATATGCGGAAACGCGCGAGTCCTCGTACCGCCGCCGCGAGTAGAGTGACCGAATTCAAGTAAATGAGATTTGCGATGTTCCGGCGGTTTGACATACCATGTATTGCGCTTGTTAAATTTATCTTTAAACGAAGTCCTTGTCGCGAAAGCGCGAACATATTTTTTCGTTCGCTGCGTAAATGGTATACGCTTTTCGATCTCGGCGGCGACTTCCTCCGTGACTTTATCAACTGCCGCGAATACTCTTTCAGTCGCTTCCTCGCTGTACTCGGCCAAGGCCTCCGCGATCGCGTTTGGTAAATTGTCCGGCGTGACCTTCGCTCCCATCAGGAGACCCCCGCTTTTTCGGTCAAATATAACTGCGTCATGCCGCTCCCCATGAGATACCGGCGATATATCGCGTATACTTTATCCTCGTACTTAACGGTTATTTCCTCCGGAATGTCGCTTTCGGTATTGACCGCAAGCGATAATGTCGCGCGTATGTCAAGCATACCGGCGTTTACATACTCCGCGCTCGTAATAGGCAATTCCGCGCAAAATACCATGGTATCGTCACCATAAGGCGGAAAATAACAAACGTTGTCAAGCGATATAAACCCGGCGTTGTATGTGACGTTTTTAAGCCCCATTTTCCGCCCTGCCCTTCGCTTTCCGGTTTCTGATACGCAAATCAATATTCATCGGCAACGTTTTAGTCCCTTCGCGGTTGCGATAATTGAATTCAGCGTAATCAGACACCAGCATATTATCTTCTACCTCGTTAAGGTCAAGCGCTATCCCGCGCCCTTCCAATTCGTGAACAGTGGAGGTCAGCAAGGAGCGAAAGAAAACGTCGCGTTTGTCGTGCGTGATTCCTAAAGCGATCTTTATTAAATTTAAAGCCGTTTCAACATTCCCGTTCATTTTTCTTTCGCCCCTTTCCAAAAAAATTATTTACGGTGTAGTGTCAGCGTTCGCCGTGTCTTCGGCAAAGTCTAACGAAGTCGGGCCGTTTGAAGTGTCAAGCGTAAACATCGCGAACCCTTCGCCGAAAACCGGCAAGCCGTCATATCTTGCTGTACCCTTGAACACTGTGTTATCCTGTATGAATTGCACGTGTTCGCTCTTCGCTATAGAGCTTCCCTCGCGCTCCACGAGAAGGTACAAATTACCGAACCCGCCCGCGATAACGTTGTCCGGCATAATACCGTCGTCAAGTATAACGATATCGCCGCCTATGACGGGCATTGTCATATTTGCGCCGGTCACGATCGAACCCGCCGCATTAATACTCAATAATGTCTGCTGGAGCGTTCCGAAAGTGGTTTCATTCATCGCCCAAAACTTACCGCCCGAGGCGTGTTTTGATTTTGCTTTCGAAAGCCCTTTGACAACTTCGACATAATACGCGGTCGGCGCAAGATCGGCGGCGGAAAGATGATTGATATTTTTGGTTGACAGATCAGTATACGCGGGAGCGCTTTTCCCGAAGTCGCGCGGCTCGGTTGCGGCCGCAAGACGCGGAATTATGCCGAGCGGCATTTTTTTGCCAACGCCATACATGACGGCTTTATCAATGCCGTAACCGATCGATTTACCGATCATGTCGGTCACTTCGACAAGCAGATTGATGTCGCTATCCTGCAATATGCTGTTCGGAACAGGTATGAATCCGCCGATCTTATAGCCGTCCGCCTCAACCATGTTGAACCCGAACGAAAGCTCGTTAAGCGTTCCGGTCATTTCCGTCCAAACGGCTTCGGGGATCGTGCCGACAACGAGCTGCCGCGCGTTGCCCTTAATCGGTTTAAAATAAACGTATTTCATAAGCTGCGAGTATTTCGCGATATTTTCGCGCAACGGATCGAGAATGATATCGGGGACATTTAACTCCGCGCCGGTTATCGCGCGGGTATCGCCGCCGCCATAAGCTCGCATTTTCGCCAAAAAGCCCTTTACGTCTTCGCGCTCAACGAGCGGTGTGAGGCGCTCCCTTATGGAAACGCCCGCCTGTGTTTTTGTGTTCATTTCTTTATCTCCTTTTTTATTTTCACTCCTATCTTCCGGAGGGTTTTCGAGGTTGTCAACTTTTGACGTTAAGTCGCCAAGTTCCGTTTGCATGGTTTCAATTTCCGATTCAATGTCCGTGACAGTTTTTTCAATGTCGGCGACGTCGTTTTCGAGCGCCGTCAAATCGGCGTCCAATTGGTTAAACTCCTCGTCCGTAATCCCGGACGTGTCCTCCAGACGCTTTTCAAGGTCTTTTTTGCGTCCCTCAAATTCGCCTTGTTTAGCGAGCGCGTCGGCGAGTTTTCTTTTTGCCCTTTCAATTAACAACCCTAATTTTAATTGTCTTGTCATGTTAATTTCTCCAATCGATTTAATAATTCTTTAATTTTATTTTTTCTTATTTCTCCGTGCGAAACGTCAAAATCCTTTTGCCGGGCGCTTATTTCCGTTTGAGGGTATGCGGGGAACGTGCAAACGCTAACCTCGTGCGTGTCGGCCTCAAGTACGCGCCATAGTGTAGTCCCGTCGTCTTGTTTCTCGTACTCTTCCGAACGGGGATAAAACCCGAAGGAACAGCCGTTGATGTCGCCCCGCGATACACGCGCATAAACGTCCATCGCTTCAGCGTCATCTTCGTTGATCCGTACAACGCCGAAAAGCCCGTTCTTGTCCTTTTTAAGTTCAAGCGTCTTATTCCCTGTCCTTCCGAGCACAAGATCGGAATTGTGGTTAAACAAACAGCGGATGTCGTTATCTTTTAGACTTTTGTCAAGCGCGCCGGGGTCGATCTCTTCGTACATGTTATACCATAATTCAGTTTTTTGGTTAAATACGATAAAATAACCCTCTATGTATTTACCGCCGTCCGGCTCGGCGCGTGTTTTGAATCCGCCCGGGAAAAATGAATTTCTATTGGTTTTCGAATTGTTCATTATGATCCGTTACCGTCCTGTATTAATTTTTTTTGTTTGTCAATATCTCCGACTTTTAAATAATTTTCAAGTATCGCGTAATCGTTCATCCCCTCCACGTCAACCGGTGAATAATTAAATTCGGCGCGGCCTTCGTTTCGGTTCAACATGCCGCCGCTGATCATGCCTATGACAAACGCGCTCTTTTCCGCAAGTGAATACTGCATAAGGCTCTTTTCACTGAAACGGAAATACCACGTCGGCGAGTAAAGTAATTTATTGCTCAATTCCTGCTGGATGATCTGCGCAAAGCTCATGATCGTCGTCGCGACAAAATTGTTATAAGCGTTCCGGTCAAAATCTCCGATACCCAGCAAGAACGCCGGAATTCCGAAAGCCGCCGTTATACTCTGGATGTCAAGCGTGATCGACTCTTGAATAGCAAGGTCTTTTAAGTTAAGCGGTTGGATCGTTTTTATATCGATCTCACCGGCCGGAATGAGCCACGGCTCGCCCCGCTCCGTATCGTTTATGTAACTGCCCAAAATTTTACGCCGCTTTTCCGGGTCTTTTAACTCTTCCGTGTCCGCGTTTATGCTGATAATCAAAGACGGCTTCCACTTCGATTTCAAAAATCCCGTTTTCGTCGCGTTCGCTTGAAGCAAATTTCTTACTGTGTCTAATATCTGCGGCGTAAAACCGACGCCGCGAAATGGTTTGTTACTATCCGGCACGAGAGAGAAATGTAACACTTCGTCCTGCTCTAAAATTGTCTCGTCGCATGAAATAAAATATCCCTCTTTCCGCCCCGTATTGTCGATCTTAACTTTTTCACCGCTTAACAAAACTATATTGTCAAGAAGATCGACCTTGTAAACGGGAACCGCCACCGAATTACCGTACAAGATCATGTCGGACACGATTTTATAAATAAAATTTTTGCGGTTCATGTCGCGGTTGGGATAAATGTCAACTTTTTTTGAAAGCTCGTTTCGTATGCGGACGTCGCCGTTTTCGCCGTTTTCCATGAGCATAATCGTCATGTTGCTAACCATGTCCGCGATCTTGTGCACACAACGGAGAATCACTTCGTTTTTCGATAGTGGAGTATATCCGGACGGGGCGAGTATCTCGAAAGCCGCGTCGGAGTTGATCAAAAACGCCGACCGACTTTGAGCCGCGCGTTTCTTACCCCATGATTTTATATTGTCTAAAACGCCCATTTTTTCGCGTCCTTTCAAAACCAATTGTCAAGCTTGCTCTTGTTGTCCCGGTCAATTATATATTGCTTGCAAGCGATAATACCCATGTCGAACAAGTCGATTCGGTGATCTTGATCTACTTTTTCATAGCGCAGACGCTCGTCCGGGTCTTCGACCGCCTTTACATTTCCGATACAATACTCATAAGCGCGGTTATGCAAGTAATATAAGCATTTGTCGTTGATCTTCTTTTCGGTATACCGGAAAGCCTCGGATTTTTTCCAGTATTGCTGATCGCCGTTTTCCATTTTAAAACCGGCGGCTTTCATGAAGCGCACAAAATCCCGGGATTTATATTTATCGAACGCAACGCATTTTATCTTAAAACCCATCGCACGCCACGTTTTAAATTGGTTTACAACGTCTCCGTAATCGACTGTATCTCCGTTGCACATCGTCAGCCAACCCTCGTCACGCCACCAGAAGAACGGTATTTCATCTTCGTCGGCTTTCTTCTGAGCGGCCACAACCGGGATAAATCCATGTGAAATAACGATTGAAACGGTTTTCCCCGCCTGTAGGGGCGACCCTGCGTGGTCGCCCTTCTGTAAAGTATATTCGCCATACAGCCCGGCGGCGGTGAGGTCATGCGCGACTGATAAGTCGGCGCCGCCAACCCATGAAATGGGCAATTTCGCAAGCTCTTCAAGCGTCCAGTGATAACACTCGTCGGAAGCTTGCACCGCGTTTAAATCAAAGTAAGCGTTCGCAACGTTTGTATAAATGTTTAAGGATTTATTTAAAAAATTATTCCGGCTTTTCGGATCGTTCATGGCTTGCAGCGCGTCGGCCATGATATCCTGCGGGCGCACGGTCACGTTATAATTGGGGTTTGCTTTTTCGTGCTCTTCCGGATCGGTATAATTATCGGGATTGTCCGCCTTGCAAATAAACGCGAAATACTGTTCATCTGAGACCGTACCGGCAAGGATTTTTTGACAAAGCTGAACCCGGCCATAACAGAAACTATTTATATTTTTTCCCGCCGTCGTAATGCCGATAAGCAATTTATTTATATAAGCTTTCATCGCGTCTTTATAGACGAGATAGTCGTCGGGTGATCTGTAAGCGTGTATCTCATCAAGCAATATCAAGTTGCCGTTAATGCCGTCGGCGTACTGCGAGTTATTGGCGAGCGCCTGTATCATTATCGACCCGGTCAAATTGCCCTCTTCGTCGAAGAATTCGCGGCTTATACTGTGTTCGGCGTTGCTGTCCAACACATGAAACTCTTCCGGCTCTCCCATATAACGCAAATTCTTGTTTAAAAAGTCGAACGACTCAAGCGCCCGATCCAAACGGTTTGCGATTATGTAAGCCGCCGAGGCGTAACGCCGATCGAGCAGCGAAAGCGCCCAGATCAACGAAGCGGCGAAAGGCGTTTTCCCATTTTTACGCGGTATAAATATAAAGGCTTCTTTAAATCTCCGTTCATCCGTCCCGGCAAGGTAAAACCCCGCGAGGTTATAACAAATAAACTTCTCCCAAGGCTCCAATAAAAACGGCTTTCCGGTTTTAGTGCCTTTTACATGCACGATCGTACTTTCGATTATTTGAATAACAAATTCCGCGTCTTCGACTCTAAACTCATAAGCGATATTATCAAGATCGCGTAAGAACCGTTCAGCGGTTTGTTTAAGTTCAACACAAGCAATTTTCTTTTCTTCGACGATATCCCGCGCGTAACTCATAACGACGTCGGCCATATCAACGCCCCGTCCTTTTAAGAGCGTCAGTCAGCTTGCTTGTTTTCCTTCGAGCCTTCATTTCAGCTTCATTGATTTTTTTCATCCCCGCCGGAGTGAGTCCCAGTCTATCCTCAGTGTTAGCGATATCCCGTCTCAACTGTTCAATCGCGCTATAAAGCGCGGTCTTCACTTCATTAGTTGCCCCGGCCTTATTAGTATATTTTTCAGTGATCCGACAGCCACCCGAATAAAATTCCTCATTCAATGCGTCAAGCTGCTGTCTCATTTCCGCATAACACCTAACAGCGGGATCAAATTGAACGCGATAAGTCCCGAGCGCCGTCATATCTTCGACAGTTTTTTTGACAATTTTATTAATTTTTCGCTCAACAACCGTCAGTGCCATTTCGCCCAATTCCCCCCCTTTCAAAAATTCGGCGTATATATATAGACTTCCACTCGCCGATCTCCGCGGGTGGTTTTATTTTTTTTCAATGGAGGGGGGATTCATCGTGTGGTATGAGCCGCATAAAAAATATTTTTATTAATATTTATAATTATATTATAAATATTAAATTTTTTATTTTTACATATGTACAGTGTTGTATACTATGTTTAATTAACTCGAAAATTTTAAATTTTATTTTTTGATCGTTTCGTTAATTGATAAATGTGCTGTAAAAAAACTGTATAAAAAACACTTAAAAACCGCATTAAAACCGTTGTTTTTTTAATGATTATTTATATATCAATAGGGTCGTTTTTTAAAATCTTTCCGTAATAAACTTCCGCCCTTTTCCGGATGTTTTTTATTATGGCAAGGTTCACATAACGATACAAGGTTGCTATCTGTTAAAGCTAATTCCGGGAATTGTTCTATGCTTTTAATGTGATGTACTGTAGTTGCGTCTATACGTCGCCCGTACTTATAGCACTCTGTACACATATACCCGTCCCGCTGTAATATACCCCCCCTCTTTTTTTTCCACCGGGCGGTTTTATAGAAGGTACCCATTATTAACCCCTACCCTATGTATACCCATGGTATATAATTATGGTATCGGTGTATATACTCCCACCGATACCATAATAACATAAGTTTATGCGCATAACGGCTCATGTTTCTATAAACCCGCACAAACGAGCGAGTTCATAACAATACTTTTTCTTTTCCCTCTTAAATGCCGATAAGCTTAAGGGTAAACTGTAACGACGCGCAAGAAATTCATACGGGTATTTATTGCGATTAATGAGATTATATTTTATCGCCTCAATAAGGCGCATACGTTCTTTTTGAGCGGCTTCATTTTTTTCGTAATTGGTTCCTACAACATCTAAAGCTTTATCGACATATGATTTATATGGCTCAATGTACACTCCATCGACAATACCGGCACACGCCTTTACAACTCCGCGCGGTAATGTGTATTTTCTCATTTGTGACCGCCTTTCATATATTTTTCGATATTTTTAGACTTTTTTAAAAATACCGCGTCTTTGCGGTATAAATAAATCGTTATAAAATGCGCACGTGGAAAATGTGTTATATCTTCCGACGTTGCAGGATCGCGCGGCGTGGTTTCTACATGTGAAATATTATAATCGGGATAAAGTTTTTGAATATATTCATAGTCTTCGGGGTTATTGTCGATATGTACGACGTCAGCCGCTTTGATTCTATAATCGTTTTGAAATATTTCTTTCCGTGGTTGTGGTTTTATAAGATTATGTGATGAATTCCATGTACGGGCGTTTATACTTTCGTTTTTTCCCTTGTCGTGCTTTGTTTTTTTACCTTTAGCGACATATTTTGTTAATCCTATAAGCCCATTTTCATTAAATTCAAGACGGCGTGAATTTGCATACCCTAATCCCCATAAAGATTCAAAAATATCGCGGTCTATCCCGCCGCTGATAAAAACGTGATGATGTATGCGCCCACTTTTTGAGCCTTGTTCGGTTATGTATATATATTTTAATGGCGGCATATCATGTTTTTTTATATAATATCGGACGCGCCTGAAATAATTACATAAAAGCGCTTCAGCGGCTTCTATGCTTTCCGGTTGTTTCGCATATGAAAGCCGAATGAATAAATCATTAGCCGTAAAATTCAAGTGTAATAAATCTGCGAGCTTGTGCTCTCTGTTTTTTTGATTTAGTTTATTTTGTGTTTCTGATGTGGGCTTATTTTTTGTGCCGCGCTTTCCCTGTGCTTTACGGCGCACCGGAAATAAATGAACGCGAGCAATGTCTTTAATTATTACAGAATATTCCCGCGTTGGCATTTAAACGGCTCCTTTTGTTAGTCCTCATCATTTACGCCTTGTGAAAAAATTGCGAAAAAATAAAAATATAAGTTTTCCACAGGTTTTTCCACAAGTCGCGAAAGATACGAGGGGACTTCCCCTCTTGCGGCTTCGCCGCAATTCACCCCGCACCCGCAGGGGCATATTATATTATAAAAAATAAAAAACACTGTTTTTATAAAAAAATGTTTTTTCGCTGATTTGTTAATACCCTATGCAAGGCCGAAAATGCGCCGAGGCGCACGTATTTTTTTTGATTTTTATACTTCTATTTTTAAATCACGCCATAAATCACGAATAGCGTCACACACAAGCCATAGTGTATCATGTGATATATTGCCGTTAACAACATTCCAATTTGTTTTTACAAATTTTATTGTAAATAATTCAACATTGCTCCAATCGTCAATTGTACGGATTATAATTTCAGTAATAAGGTTATTTCTTTTATAACTGTAAAGATCAATATTTTGATAATGACCATTTTCACCCATAAACATTCCGCATAATTTAGCTTCGAGTAAAAATGATTCTTCGCTGTGTTTATTCTCTTCTTCATCTATCGAAGAAGTTTCCCATATAAGCGGTTTGCCGTCTGAATCATAAAAAATATTATCGTTATTCATCGTTCGTCTCCCTGCCTAATTTTCCGCTTTGAGTTATGACCTTTTTGCCTTGTTGGATGTCGGACATTATTGTTACTAACATATAATCAACCATTTCGAGCGTTGCATAATTTCCAAACGGAAAGCATAACCCGCCATCATGCGCATGTAAGAGTATTTGGTATTGATTTTCAACACGTTCGACATCAATTGCTATAATATGATCCATATTAACATAATCACCGTACATAGTTCTAATCCACGTCATCGCCGTTATACTCCTCCTTTGCGTTAATCTTTGTCGTGGATAAATTCTGGGTTTTCTCCTTTGTGATCAACCCATACATTGGTGGACTTTGAAATGCATTTATCACATAAATCAAGTGTTAACAATAGTACATCATTACTACGACAATTAAGCAAGAATTGTTTTTTAACAACCAAGATTTCCGTTTGCGTGCGTTCTGTGACTTTTTTCCCGCAAATATCACACACATTATGCTCAGTTATTTTCATCCTTGCCCACCTCCTCCCAACACTCCGGACAATAGTCGTACCACTCGCCGCTCGGCTGCTTAACGCGGTGCCAGCCCGCGTCTAATAACGCTTTCTTTGAGTCTTCATAATTAAACTTGTCGGGCAGCTCTTTTCTGCAACCATCGCAGGTTGGTATATAATAGGCGCCTAATATATCTATACTCATTGGTCGGTCTCCTTTTTGTTTGTTTGGTATGAACACACCGTTATTTCATTTGCGGGGCATGAGTACAATGTAATATTTGCCGGAGGTATTTCACAAAACTTTTTGCATATTGCTATAATTTCAATATAATCTATATTGTGAAATTCTAAATCATCTTCGACGCAAAAAGAAAGTTTTCTTACCTCTTCAAATATGATCTCGAATTCTTGCTTTAAATTGCAAAAATCTGCTCTTAAGCATTTGTCGCATTGGATTGCTGTTTTTTCGATCATTGTTATTTCTCCTTTACAACCTCAAAAAGGCAACTGTATATTGTTAAACCGCTTGTTAATCTGGTACATAAGCTGTATGATCGCGGCGGTTTCTTCGTTCGTAAAAATTGTTATAACATCGTTATTCTTGTCGTTTGGATCATATTTTCTAAGCGTGATATTGCCGTCAGAATTATACGACGCCTGACATTTGTAATTGTGTATACTATCGTCGGTTAATCGCGATATTTCCGACGACATACTGCGGGTTATACTTATCATTTCTCGTCTTCCATCCGCTTAAATCCAATAAACTCCGCAAACCCGATATTTCCATTACTGCAATGATGTATGATATTTTGCCGTGGGGCAACGCTTCTGCGGCATTTGCCTTTTGTCTCTATAACGACAATATCATTGCGCGTAATCAAGTCTCCGGTTGGCATATCGGTAAACGTCTTTCCGCATAGGGGACAATTGTATAGGGTTTTGTAATTAAATTGCTTGCTCATCACTGCGCCTCCGTTCCTCATATTCGCACCATTCGTCGTACAAGCCCATTTGACCCACTGCAAAATTAAGCGCAAACACAATATTGTTATTCATTGTTGTCGATTCACCGTTATAACCTTTGTAGATATATTTATGAAAGTACAACAAGTAAAACAATCTAATAATACTATCGTGCTCGGTCATGGTGTCCCCTCCCGTTTTTGTTCATATGCGATATATTCGTCTTTCAAGCCCATCCTATGTATCACTGTTGCCAAAATGCGAAGCGCGACAGGTAACTCCGTATCATCATAAACGTATTTCCAGCAATTATACATCGTATCAAACAACATTTCTTTTCTTTTCTCTTCGCTATCGACCAAAATAATTGTCGAGTTTAATTCCGGTATGCAATTAAGAAATTTTCCTAAAGTTTCGCCCGTGGTTTCATTTGTGATATAAAATTCGCTTTCCAATATAATGTTGCTATTATCTTCATTCATAGCGTTGTTTTCCTATTCTTAAATATAGAATTATTTTCTTTGCAATATCTCATTAATTCGTATTCGCGGTATTCCTCGTACAAGCCCATTTGACATATTGCAAAAGTAAGGACCATTGTTATATTATTTTTTACTATTATTGATTCAAGATTATCTGATTTGAAGATATGTTTATGAAAGTACAGCAAAAAAAACAATCTATTAATACAATCGTGCTCGGTCATTGCGTATCACCTTTCATGCGTTCGTATTCTCGCCATTCTTTATATATTCCGTAATCTAATAATATTTTTATTAATAATCCAGATATGGCGAGAGCATTTTTTCTTTCCTCGCTGTCAACCGGCAAATCATAAAACATATTTAAATTTATATGCAAATAGTAAAATATAACAAGCTTTTCCTCTTGTGTGAAGTTACAGGGATTATTTTTTATTTCTGTTTGTCTTTCTGCGATTTTATCAAAATAATAAAATAATCCATCATACCATTTCATTTGTGTTTATCTCCATTCATAGCGTTGTTTTCCTAATCTTAAATATAGAATTATTTTCTTTGCAATATCTCATTAATTCGTATTCGCGGTATTCCTCGTACCATCCCATATTGTTTACTATGCGGGACAGTACGGCGCGGGCGTAGATGATCTTTTTCTCTTTGGGACTGTTCCGGACAACTTTTATTTCGTGTAAGTGGGCGTATAGCTCGCCAAATAGTACCTGCTTGCGGTCAAACTCAGTCAAAACTGCCCTCTTCGTTATAATATATAATGTTTTTTATCGCCGCGCCGAGTTCTGTCATATCTCTAATTGTTTCCTCACCCGGCATTATCGGCGCAATATACGCCTGAAAGATCATTCCGTCGTAAACCGCTATATATGGCGGCTTATTTTCCGCTACCACACGAGAATAAATATTATATGCGTAAATACTCATATCAAGCGGATCGTAATATTCATTATTTATTAATATTGCCCTATGTTCTGTATTTATCAATGATATTATTTTCCCGTATCTTGCGTCCTGAATTAAATTGACCTGAGGTATCTTGAGAGGCCTTTCCTCCGGATCATATGCCGTCGGTAAATATACCGGGATATTTGTGTGCCTTACTGTATATCCGTTGCCCGTATTGAACGGGATATTAAACAGAGTGTATATATTGGTTTCGTTTAAAAACCCTATGCCGTGCAGCGCATAAAACGCATATCTATTGCCCACGCACTGAAAATCAATATTTCCGTTTTCATCGAGCACATCATAAATATTTATTTGTCTGTTCTTTTTGCATAATTTCGAGATTTTATTTAAGTTCATTGGGTTTGTCCTCTTTTTTATTTATTATATCGAACACGCTGACTACTTTTTTTTCAATGTATTCTTTAGGTACAAAACATATTAATTTTCCCGGGTATAGCTTGAAATCGTTTGTCTTATGGTTATAAAATCCCTTGTACCACATGAGCACTAAACCGTTACAATCGACAAGCGCGATCTTATACTCTTTCGAAGTTGCTGTTTTCGTGCCGTAATTGACATATTTATACAGTTTAATTCCCTCCCCTCTAAATTTCAATTCCTTCGGCCTTGCAACCCTCTATGTACTGCTTAAACACGTTGGATTTGCGGAACAGCGGCATAAATACGGTTTCCGCCGCTGTCTCCGCCACGCTCTCTTCGCCGCGGGTCAAGCCCGTTTTCGGGTTTACTTCGCTTGTCGGCACTTCGGCGTATAAAAAGACTTTGCGCTGCGTAAAATTGCCGTCGCTGTCTCGGAAGCAGACAACGCCTTTTAATACGCGGGTGAATGTGCCGAGGTTTGTTTTGATCGTTTCCATGTGTTGATCTCCTTAAACTTACGCATTGCGTAAGTTGCGGCTAAAAAAAATTACTCCAGCTTCGGTAGGTGATATTTCAAGGTAGGAAGCGAGCTTATACATGACTTCGGAAGAAGGCTGTGTTTCGCCATTTAGGACTTTGCCGAGCGTGTTTTTGCTTATCCCCGTTAATCCTGCGAGTCCGGATATTGTTTTAATACCCTTGTCAATCATTTTTTTTCTTATCATTTTTGTGTCCGTTTTATAATTCATTTTATTTTCCCCTCCCACGACTTACGTGTTGCGTAAGTATATAATACATCATATTTTTTCTTTTGTCAATACCCCTTGCGTAAGTTTTTTATTATTTTTTTAAATTTTCTATTGCTTTTTTCTTAATTTAATGGTATTATATCACCATGAAATTAATTAAGGGATGTTTTATATGGCTCTGATAAACAGTAGAATAAAAGATAGGCGTCAACAATTAGGCTTAACGCTTTTGCAAATAGCCGATTTTTTAGGCGTCAAAGAAGCGACGGCACAACGTTACGAAAGCGGAGATATTAAAAATATAAAACATGAAACAGTTTTAAAATTATCAAATATATTAAAATGTAATCCCGCTTATTTAATGGGCTGGGTTTCTATACCATATGCAGAAGATCAAGAAAAAACCGTTGCCGATAACGGTAACGGGATTTCATGGGAAGAAAAGCAACTGCTCGATTTGTTTAATCTTTTTCCGGCAGAACGTCGGGCGGAGGTTTTGAAGATTTTTGAGTCTGTTCTAAAAGCTCAAGGGCTGTTATAAGTACCAAGTTTAACGCTTTTTCTTTGTCTTTGCTATTATGGATAAGCGTTAAA